TAATAATGGATTATATATTATATGATCTTTCCTATAATGAGTGAGAGAAACAAATGAAATCAATTAATGATAAATTATTAATCAATTCTAATTGTGTTACTGAGGATTTTTTTAAAAAAGTTATAAAATTAGATACACATGAAACATTGAGAAATATAGTTATAATATCAACTGATATAACAAATAGTTCTTTCAATATAATATGCGATATACAAGAATACTAAAATCTATTATCTCTCTAATGAGTAACCGATTTGACTTTTTCTGATGAGTCTTCGTCATCAGAAAAATAATGATCATATTCTTTATTTTTATATATTGTTTTTCTCATGAAAATAATCATTTCGGAAAGTTTATGGTAAAGCTCTTTTTTAGAATCACATTCTGGAAATCTCTCAGAACTTTCCATAAAACGTATAGTCATATACATAGATTTTAACATCATTTCATAAATTTCCTGATCCGCGTCTAAAAGAGGCGGATCAGGAAATGCTCTGTGTATTTCTTCAATATATTTATTTTTTTTATTAGACATTTTGGTTGTTATTTGTGATAGCCTTTATATAAACCTTTCCGTTACAAACGGCACCCTTTACAATTCGGCCCTCTTTAGAAACTGCTACAAATCCCTGCATGGCACTATCATAATCATTGGACTCAATACTGCAATTTCCTCTGCCTTCCCATTGAATTACAATATCATGATATCCGTTATCTTGTAAAGTATGGATAGCATTCAATTGAGGTTCAGTAGGAAATCTATTTGTAGTACACGCCGCTAATCCAATCAACGCTGTTCCTAAAAAAACAGTAGTTAATAATTTTTTCATATTTTCTCCAATTTAATAATTGATTGACACCATATCAATCTTACTGAAGATAAGAATAGTACGGTCTGAACAAATTGTCAAGTACTATTAAATAATATTTTTTATCCTCAAAACTCATGCATGGGATCTATTTTCAATAACATATCTAGGCTTATAGAACAGCGAGGAATAAAAGGTTCTATCTTATGACTAATCTCATCGGATAGCTCATTAGCAGCATAAGCAACTTTATCATGTATTCCATTAAAAAAAGATATAGTTATATTATATCTAGATTCTATTAGATTCATGATTATTTTTAATAATTCTTATTATCTCTAAGTGAACAGGAAAATTGGAAGCAGAAAATTCTATTTTTTTTATGATGGCACTTCTTACTTCATTCGAAATAATAAAACTAATTTTCTTTGCATTTTGTCGTGAAAAATAATCTCCTCCTATATCATTGTAGGAGATTATTTTCATATGGTTGCCTTAGGTTGATCAATAAAATCTATTATCTTCAAATTATGACCAACGAAACATTGATAAAAATGTGTCATTAATTGATGATTATAAACTTTAGAATATTCATGGACTACTTTCAATAATTCTAAAGGACGAGCTATTTTTTGTTTTTCACATTCTATGCATTGCATCATTTTGCTCTAACGACCTTAGGTTTTTGGATTAACTTTTCAATCTCCTGAACCCTCTTATCAACAGCTTTATCTTGATTTCTCCAATCTTGAAGATCTTGCCTATTCCTTATAATATAATTATCCAATTTATTTGTCTGTGCTGAGAAATCTTCTTCGCATTTTTTCATTTTTTCTATAATCATATTGATTAATTTGTCTTGTCTATAATTAATATAAATAAAAAATACATTTGCTATAATATTGATTATCCACAAAACCGTGATTAAGATCATTTTTATATCTCCATTTTGACTTTATTTTTTTTTTGATTTGATGATAATTGATCAACCGCTTCTTTCAGAGACTTTAATTCAGCATATTGATCATCAATACGCTTGATGATAGCCTCTAGTTCTTTCTCAAGAATACCTTTTGATATTTGATCAGGCGTACAACTTCTCAATTGGCTTGTAACATTCTTTTTGATGGATGAAATAAGACCCGCTAATGATTCTAGCATAAATGTCTCCTAGGATGTATAAATGAATAATATCATGATTCATTAATATAGTATATATGAATAAAAAAAGCAAGTACTAAAGTAATTGACAAGAACGAATATCTCTACTAATATTAGGATGCGGCCTACCAGGTTAATGTTTTTCGACCCTACATTGACCAAGCTGTCACAGCGCAGTGGTAGTCCGCACCATAGGGTAATCATTATATTAACATTCAAGGGAGTATAAAATGTCTAAAGAAACTTCGTTCTTAGCGAGTGATTCTATCAATGATTTGAGTAAAGATTTTTCTAAAGCTCAAGCATCATTTAAGAAGGCAATGAAGGATAAGTTAAATCCTTATTTTGAATCGTCCTACGCAGACCTATCTAGCATTATTGATGCAATTAGGCCCATTCTCGCTGAAAATAATCTTAGCTTCATCCAGACATGTAATGACAAAGAGAATCACGCTTCCGTATCGACATTTATCTTGCATTCATCAGGCCAATGGATTAACTGCGGCACTGTTTCTGTACCTGTCAATAAGAAGGATGCGCAGGGATATGGAAGCGCTTTAACATATGCTAGAAGATATTCTCTCGCTGCCGCTTTCGGGGTAGCAACAGAAGATGATGACGCAAACGCTGCCACTCATCCCGGAGTAAAAAAACCCACTCCAGTTCAATCAAGAGAAAATACAAAACAAAACTATTCTTCACCTCCTAAACCAAGTCCTATACCACGTCCAAAACCAATGGCCGCTAAAGAATTGACGGACTTTACTAGCATGGAAAGAATACTGGCAATACAAAATTTGGCCAAATCCTTAGGTAAGGGAGAGAGTTTTCTTATAGACAGTATTAAAAAACAATTGGGTCATGATAATTTATTTGAAATACCAAAAAAATTCGGAGATGGACTATTTTTTTTCTTGCAAAAACAGATGGACGAGAATAAGAAGTTTGTACGAGATATGGGGTAATATAATTTATGAAAATATCATCCATATCTGATATGAGAAATATTCTGGTAGAGAAAATGCCAGAGCCTATAATCGATGTATTTTTATCTTCTTTTAATAGGATAAACCAAAATACAGTAGATTCCAATACTATAGGGAAGAAAATAGCAAGATTTCTATTATTGAATCCAACTTTCGGAATTATGAAGTTTATTAAAGAAAATGATCAAAAAGAAATGGTCATGAAAATATATAGAAATATTTTAAAAGAGTATTATCATGATAAAAATATTTTGAGCCACGAAACGAGATTGTTATATAATAAAGCGTGCTCTCATGCTCGTATTATATCGTATTCATTGTGTCATGCACAAAGATGTCGAGATCAGGAGACGATATCTTTCATAAAAGAAGAACATATTATAGCTGAAAAACTGGTTTTTGCATTATATGCTGCTCATTATATTAATCAGTGTAATATCAATAATGCTATCCTAAATTTAATGAGAGCTCATATTTTCATTAGAAAAAATAGTTATTTTATCTTGGTATTAGCTAAAAGGCTCATCTTTTTGTTGAATACTTGCAATGTACGAAAAGATATATTATAATAATAGAGTAAATTAGATAATATTAGTATTGTCTTAATTTATAAAATATTTTTATAGGAAATTTTAAGGAGAATTTGAATTATGGCTTCAGTTAAAATTGATAAACTAACCCCGGAACAGCAAGCTAAGTTTCCAGTCTATGTGGAAAAATATTTAAAGTTTGGATTGTGTACCGATCCTATTAATCCTACTGTTGTTAAGAAGAACATTAATAGTCTGTATAAAACTGTTGGATTTGCTCATCCTAAGCATATTGTTTTTACTCCCTCTCCATTTGCTATGATTATTACAAAAATAATAGTAGAAACGATGATGGATTATTTTGATAAAAATCCTAAAAAACTAGATCTGATAGGTGAGATATTGTCCTGCATATTATACAAGGATAATCAAAAACCATTACCTGTTTTCAAGAAACAAGAAGATAAAGATCTATGTGATAAGATAGTAGAGATCGTCAGAGATAAGGAAAAGTGGAAAGAAGCTGCAAATGAACTTTATAAATGCGGATATGGCTATCATGATGCATCATGGGTGGCATTTTACGATTTCTTTAGAACTGAATGTAAGCTAAAAAAAGAAACCGAAAAATTAGTTCCTCTTAAAAAGTTAGTGCAAACCTGTGGTTGGTATCTGCCGTATGAGAATTATTGTTTCGTTTCAGACAGAAACAATATTCAGCATCTTGATATCAACGGACGGCTGCATAATGATAAAGGACCCGCATTGGCTTATCGGGATGGGTTCTCATTATACATGATTCATGGCGTTAGGATTCCACCCTATATCATTACAAATCCAGAGCGTTTAACAGTTGATGAGATCGATAATGAAAGAAACCAGGAAGTTAAACGTGTGATGCTTGATAAGTATGGGTTTGAAAATTATATTAAGAATTCAGGAGCTAAACTAATTCATTCGGATGAAAAGGGTGATTTATATCGCCGTGAATACGGAAATGGAGAGGAACCATTTTGCTTTATTATTGTTACGGATGCCACACCGGAACCAGACGGCACATTTAAAAAGTATATGTTAGGAGTAGACGAAGAGGATAAAACAGCCACTCAAGCAGCGGCAAGAACATTTAATCGTACTCCGGAAACATATAAACCTGTTTACGAAACTTAGCATAAAGGAGGATAATTTTTATGCATAAAGAGTATATTATGGGAATTGGTGATAGCATATCACGATCTATTGCTGATGTTCCTTTATTAGAACAAACGGCAATTAAAATGGTTGAGCAAACTGCTAAAAAAACGAGTTCTCTGGAACAGTTGATAGTAGATTCAATTTTAAACAATATAGGAGAAGACAATGCGTAAAAGTAAATTTGATGGAACCTTAAAGCCTGGTGAAGGCGTTAGGCAAGGGGATTTCTATATAGAAAAAGTTTCTGAAGTTCCTGAGTTGGAATCAACTCCTCTGCAATCTTTAGAGGGTCCTTCCGTACCAGGTTTATTGATTATTGGTTTGGGAGAAGCAACTGGACACAGACATGCTATCCTTGTAGACCAAGGAAATGCTAAGATGTTTAAGGCTATTAATTCGGATAAAGTATATCTGATGGTCGAGAAAGATACATTTTTGACGCATGATACACACGGAAAAATTCCATTAAAGAAAGGCCCATATGAAATAGTTAAACAACAGGAAAAATTACACGGAAGGGTACGAGCTGTTGCCGACTAAAAACGTATCTATATAATTAGTTTGGCTTATATTTGACTTGTACAGAAAGTTTTCCCTTTGAGAATTTTCTCTTATATAGGCCAAACTATAATAGAAATTTTATGTTTTTAAATTTATTGAAGGAGCATATTAATGGATGATGTCATAGAATCTGGCAATATTCCAAATCCCAATCCTATAGAGGGTAAGTTAATATTAACAAGGCGTGTTTCTGAAGTTATTATGATAGGAGATGATATTAGAATAACTATCCTTAATATAAACGGAAATCAAGTAAGATTAGGGATACAAGCTCCTAAAAAAATTCCAATTTATAGAGAAGAAATTTACATGAGGATAAAAGCTGAGTTAAATGAGAATATTTCTGTAGATAATGCTATTATTGAAGATAAGGAAAATATCCAATGACTATAGAACAAAAGTCTATTAAGACAGTTAATATCGTCAAGTTAAGAGATGAATTCGCTGAATATGTGAATCTTGCAAAATATGGCAAAGAAAGAATTTTAATTTTTAGAAGGGGAAAACCAGTAGCAGCTATTGTTTCAATACAAGATTTACGTATTTTGGATCAAAATATTTTGACAGATTGATAATGCATAGTACTATACTATTAGATAGTCCAGGATATTTTTTATTTGAAGAATTAAATAAAAAAATATCTGATGAAATATGGAGAGAACTTCCTATGATTATTGATGAGAATGTTATTATAGGAATAGAAGAAATCATTAAATTAATAAAATGATATTAATCGCAGATAAATTAGAAAGAAAAGTTTCGAAAATATGTTCAATTTTGCCAGATCTTATAATTTGTAAAGTTGTTGCAAACATAGAGATGATGATATCAAACGAGATTATAAAAATATTAATTCGTGAAATACATGATAAAATAGAGTCGTAGAAGTCATGCATCTAGTATTATATTTTTTCTATTCCGGGAAATAAGGAAAATACATATATATGAAAATGATATGTAATAATGAAAACAATTTGTCTTTTGTTTGCACGATAGGCTTATATGAAGTATTTCAAAGAAAAATTTCTTATAATGTCAGTAATTTAGTAGAATATCGGATCCCGTTTGCAATACAGCAACAAGAAATTAGGATTGCTTTGTGTAGAGAATGTAAATACAATCTTGAAGGAATACAAGAATGAAGAAGATAAAATGGGACAACGAAAGTCGATATATTGTATCTTCTATTATTTCTATTGGATATAAAAACGAATATTTTTCTCCATATATCTTTCTTTTAGTTAAGGAATTTATGGTATATAAAATAGGAAGAAATGAATTGATTATTGAAGAATCTGTCAGACAAGAAATAAAACTCTTAGTAGGAGAATATCATGCATAAAACACTTACCGTAAAGTGGTTGTTAGGAACACTAAAAGCATTGAAACTGAAATACAAACGAAGTGGTTTATACTATATAGACCAGAATGGTCAATTTAATACGATTGAATCAGTAACATTCTCAGAGGGAGGCAGCGTATTATTAATAGGAAATCCAATTAATAAATTCGTAAGCCCCCCTTCTGAAAAAGAAACTATTTCTTCTTCTTCTTCAAACCCCTAACATTTTTAGCAAATTGAGCTCGTTCTCTCGTTAACTTGTTCTTAGAATTTAGGGCTTTATCCAGTTTTTCTTCAGGGATTTTTTTACCTTTTTTTGCTTTTAGAGTACTTCTTAATTTGCCAACATTCTCTTCCTTAACGGCTTTTTGAATCCATTTTTCTTTAGTTGCCATGCGTTTATCTCCGATAGTTAATAAATAAAACAAATCGGATGGATTCTAATACATTATTAATTGAAATGCAAATTAAATAGAATTCTCGTTATTTAACCAACAATCTATATATATATTCTGTAAAGAATTATATATACTATTTATAAAATCAAAAATAATCTGAAGATTTTCAATATCTTTCTCATAAGTAGGGCATTCTAAAAGAATATCATCGAAACTGGGAGAAGTTGAATCCATAACCGCTTTCTTTATATCCTCCATAAGTTGAGCATAATATACAACAAGATCATTACCGAGCATGAGGATAGCTTTCCTTAATATCAAAATTACAATGCAATTGAGAATGAGTGTATATTTTAATCATACCTTCTTCGATAACGATATAATCATTTACCAATACCATTGTCTTTGTAGGTGGCGCTATAGTAGAAGACCATGTAATGGTCAAAATTTCTTCGGTATTAGTAAAAGAGAAATTTCTATTAGGAAAATAATTCATCAGAACTTGTTTTATTTCTTCTAAATTATTACCTTCGTAACTGATTGCAACAATTTTTTTTCTTTCAAGACTAAATATCAATTTTTTGTTTCCTTTTGGTTGTTACATAATAATGTGTATGCTAGCATATGAAAGTCCCTGAATCAAGAATGATAAAGTAGTAGTCCCTCATGTCTTGAGGAGGGGACATTATTGCTAATTTTTAATAAAAAAGATATACTGTTATTTATTATCTTAATAAATAGAGGTTCAATGTATGTCACGCGGAATCAATAAAGTTATATTAGTTGGTCATGTAGGTTTTGATCCTATCTTGAAGCAAATGCCAAATGGTTATGGCGTAGTAAATTTAGTAATAGCAACTAATATTGATCATAAAAATAAAACAACCGGTCAGAAGGTCACTCATACAGAATGGCATAAGCTTGTATTTTTTTCTACGTTAGCAGAAATTGTAAACAAAATCGTAAAGAAGGGAAATAAAATTTATGTAGAAGGAAGTCTTAGGACAAAAAAATGGAAGAATGCCGATAATATGGATATATACAGTACAGAAATTATATGTCATGAGATTCAGTTATTAGATTCTAGGAAAGGAGAAGATGGGAAGAATGAAGAAGATAATATTGGAAATTATTTTCCACCTGATTCAAAAGAAGACTTTGAATTCGAAGAAATATTTTCAGCATAAAAGTAATTTTATTTCTTAGCGCGTCGTCCTTCTCTAATCATCAGGGCATAGATTTTATCTATTTTTTCACTCATGATTTTTATATCACCCTGCAACCGACGTTCTATTTCTGTTAAACGTTCTGCTTGATGATTAACTTTACCAGTTAAAATAGCAGATTTCCAAATTAAACTTCCAATTAATAAGATAAGGGGAATACTCCCTATAATCATTTGCCAATGATCCGCGGTCATAAAGTAAGCCTCCAGGTAAGATAAAAGGAGAAACATTGTTTCTCCTTTCCATGACGATTCAAATAATTGCACTTATACACATGATTAATTGTAAAAATAACTGATATCAAATGTTAGTACATAATTTGAACTATTATCAACTAATACAGGCGAAATATAAATTAGGGTACTGGTGGCATGAGAAGCAATTCCTTGAGCAGGAACGATGCCATCACCAATCCCCGGGCTTGTCGCTTTATTTACTTTAGCCAGTCCCCATGCTTGATTTCCGTCTACAAAATTACCTGTAAAAGGAACTGATAATGATAAAACCGGAGTAGTAGAAGTAGCTGTGAACGTAATGCTACCAACCACACGAATAACATTTCCCACTACAAGAGAAACGGAATCATATAGATTAACAGTTCCGATAGACACCGTAGTTGCGCCACTCACAGCGGCGGCAATTAAAGTTGGCGCGCCAGTCGCACCATTGGCGGCAAAAGTGGTGCCACTTGGAAGAGAAACGCCTGTTCCGCCTACAGTAGTGCTAATAGGACTGGTGGTACTAAACGACCACGTATTATATTGTTCGGTTGCGCTAGTCATGAATATTTACCTCTTTGGTGAGTTGTGTTTATTTTTATTTTTGCTTTTTCCTGCTTTATTCAAAGAAATAGCAATGTCTTGTTTTTGCGGTTTCCCTGCCGCCATTTCAGTTTTTATATTATCTGAAATTGTTTTTTTACCAGATCCTTTTTTCAGCATAAATAATTCCTATTGTGGTGCGATAAATGCAATATAACCAACTGTCGTACCAGTTCCCGGATCGGCGGTAAAACTGACAGTTACGGTACCAGGAGTTAAAACTTTTGTACTATTAACAATAGAAGCATTTGAAGCTGTAATAATCCATGCGCTTACTAAAGTATTGGTTGTTGCTCCTGGGAGTGAAAAAGTCGTCGTTGTGGAACCGCCTCCAAAAGCAAAAGAATTGGCTTTAATATTAGCGGACAGTTGTAACGCAGAAATAGCTACTCCTGAATCGGCAATCGTTCCTTTAATGTCCGAAAAAACTGAAACATCGTTTGCTACAGTCGCACCATTCAACGAAGCCACGATTGGTTTAGACGGAGCGCTAGGCACAATACCACTGTTTATAAGTTGCCCAGTTGTATTGTTAAATAAAGGAAAATCTCCTACTATAGTTGCCCCGGTATAAGTAGCCAAAGCATTTTTAGAAATCCCGCTATCTGTTATGCCTCCGGTCATATTATTAAAAGAGGCAATATCGTTAACAACTGTTTCGCCTGTTACAATGGGGACTCCAGGCGGAATATAGGGAACTAAAGTGATATCAGTGGAAGTTCCAGTTCTTGTAATATTTGCTGTAAAAATGGCTGCTGTATTAACAGAGGTGCCATACATGATAAAAAAGTAATCAGTCGGGTAGAATGTGTATCCTTCAGTTAATAGCGGCTGCAGGTAATTATCTGCTGTTACAGTACTATAAACATCATTAGACAATATTCTCACCAGGCGAGGGTTTACACCGACCTGTCCGGTAAATTCAGTAGTGACGCTCAAAATAGGCATTATATTTTCTCCTGTGAAGATTCGGGAATAGCAGATTTATGCTGCTGAAGAGCTAATTGTGATTTGGTAATCAACTGTTGTTTTACGGCCTCAATTTCATCATGCGAGAAACTCTTGTTGATTGATTGGCCGATGATACGGATAACGTCATGGATCAATCCGATTTCAAGATTGACCATTATAGGATTTTCGAGTAATTGTTTCATAGTTTCCTCAAAGAATATATTTTATATGCAATGATAACACATAATATATAAAATAAATATATTTATTGAATATGAAATACTTAAATGAGAAGATAACCTCAGATGATTAATGAAACAGTACCACTTCCATTTTAATGGGATAAAGTGTTCATATATTAAACACAAGTGGCGCCATTTATTATTTTGAATCTTGCTTTTGTGTCAATGCTTTTTGTATTTTATCCGTGAGATGTTGTTTTATTAACGAAAATTCATCATGACAAAAACCATATTTATGCTGAATAATCCCACCGATTATTTTTAAAATATCTTGAGCAACATCTATTTCAAGACTAATCGTAACCGCATTGGAAGATGTTTTCTTCATTTTCATTTCCTTCTTTTATTTTTACTGGGTTAATTCCATAATTTGAGTAATTGAAGTGCTCCCGCTAACAGTAGCTACTTGATAGCTTGCATTGGCAGGAACAGTAAATGTCATTGAATAAACATTCGTTGCTGCTACACCAGAGACAGAGCTTTCAGCGACAATTGTATAGCCCAATCCGGTATTAACCTGGATATTCACTTCTGCCGTTGTTAAAAGAGTACTGGTCAAAGTCACTACTACAATAACCTGTGTATCATTTGTTGTACTAGGTATATACGGCGTACTGAAAGCCGGAGAAGTTCGTTGGACATAATTACGTGATGTATTGATCTGCCAGCCCGCGCCACTCAGCATTGAGAGAATATTTTGTGGCATCGCTATTTCTTGCCAAACTAATGCACCCGCAGTACTGCAATCAGTGCAACAAAATAAATTGGTTGATGTAGTGTTGTACCAAAAATAAATCAATCCAGCATATCCACTGTAAGTCGTGTCTGTGGGTAATGGATCTCTGTCGCAGGTGAAATAGATAAACGGATACGGACTTAACACCGGATCATCCATCGCTAATATTTCTTTTAGTTTTCCTTCGCCATCTTTTTGAAAAGCTCGTGGCATAGATGCGAATTGTTCTTTTGTAAAAATCATGGATTTTCTCCTATAAAAAAGTAAATAAATTAACCGTTGTAATATTCTTCAATTACAATCAATCCAGCTGCACCATTTCCACCGCCCTCAGATGTCGAGGTAGTTGAGATAGCGCCACTTCCTCCTGCGCCCGGACTAGCTCCACTCACACCTGGATCTGTTGTGCCAAAACCACGAGGAGATCCCCCTCCCATTGGGGAAGGAGCGCCGTTTCCACCACAAGCAACACTACCGCTAATAATTATTCCTGGATTGCCGCTATTTCCCAGAAAAGAAATGGTTGGAGACCCTCCGTTTCCAGAGCCCGTTCCTGCTAAAGTAACTGCTGCCGTCAAAGAGGCAGTGCAACCAGTACCACCAGTACCACCTCCTGCAGTAAAGCTACCAAATGTAGAAGCCCCGCCTTGCGTTCCATTATTGTTTCCTGCTGCGCCACCTGATCCGGCTGCGCCAACGCTATAAGAATAGCTAGTCGGACTAGTTATTATAGATTCAATATAACCGCCTGATCCGCCGCCACCGGCTGCGCCAGCACTTCCCGAGACACCGGCAACGCCTCCGCCTCCGCCTCCTGCTGCCCACATTCTGACACGTATATGCGTGCAATTTGTAGGAGCTGTATAGGTGCCAGAGCCACTAGTGAAAGTGGTTATTGTAACTTTTGTGATATTTCCAAGAACGGTGCTTGACAACGTATTCGTGCTAACGAGATTACTAGAGATATCTGTAGCAACTAAATTAGATGCAGTTAATTGCGCTACATTCACGACACCCGTGTTAGAAATAGAAACTTGCGTGGTCATCGTAGCGGCTGTTCCGTTGGTGCCTGATGGAGTCGTTCTAAAATTAAAAGTACCTGCAGTTGCTAGTTCAAAAGAACATCCGGCTTGTGTCCCACCATTTGCATATTGATAACCGGGGGTCGTTGTGTTGTAGTCCAAACCAGATGAGATAAAGTAATTTCCTCCTGTAACTATCCCAATATTGCGCCCATTAGTTCCAATATTTATGTAATTTCCGGCGGCTAAACTGCTGGAAAAAGTTAATGCTTTAGCAACACCACTTAAGCCACTAGCACTTGATCCAATATTTAAATTAGTATTGCTCCCTCCGCCGCCATTAATATTCATTGTCTCCGTCGATGGATTGTAATTTAAATTTGAATGTAGTTCCGGCGCTTGATTACTGTTAGTAGAAGAAGCTACAAATATGATAGGAAAAGTTGCATTTGTACTGGTTGAAACGGTGGCAATATTAGTTGCATTTGTTGCAGTCCCACTAAATGATGCAGTGATTGTCCCTGCAGAAAAATTTCCACTACTATCACGTTGCACTAAAGTACTGGCAGTATTAGAATTTGTGTAAGCCAAAGAAACTAAATTTTGAAGGCTATCCGTAACGACTGCCTGAGATGCTGACAAATTAGGGATATTAACTTGATTTGTAACTATTAAGGCGGCATTATTTGGCAAGCCAAGATTATTTCCTTGGCCTATAGCAACACCACCGGTACTACTAAAAGTTGACAAATACACATAACTCGCTGGTACATTGTTCCCCGTTGTTGTGTTTTTGTTTATGCCAAATAGCGCCGCTTCGTAGCTCCCTTTAGCAATTGTGATGTGATATAAATTTCCAGCAACGCCACCTACAACGCTGCCAAAATATGCCGCTAGAGCAGTAGCATAAGTCGTTCCACCTGCAACTTGTACGGTGAGTGGCGCATTATATGTCGTTGTGCCAATGCTTAGACCAAGATTCGTGTTATCCCAATGGACATTAGCATTATTTTGCTGTACGCCAGTTGAATCATAAAATAAAACTGATCCAGCGGTAGGCGTAACACTTCGGCCTATACCGCCATTTGTTGTACTTAGTGGGTTAGACGAGTTTATCGTCAACGCAATTGAATTAGTACTTCCACTCATAAAATTTTACCTTAACCGTTATAATACTCTTCCACAACAATCAATCCATCCGCGCCATTAGCTCCTGCAAAATTAGATGTGGTAAGGGTAATTGCTCCTGAGGCACCTCCACCCGGAAAATTGCCTGCCAAACCTGCGTTACTTCCACCTCTTCCACGGGTGGTTCCACCACCACCCGGTGAAGCACCACCGTATCCACCTAAATTTGCTGTTATACTCAACACCAAACCATTCCCGCCTGCGCCTCCGTTGCTATTGATAGTACCGCCTGATGCTGAACCGCCATTAGAAGATAAACCAACGCTCGAGGATAGAGAGGCAGTAGCACCGTTTCCAAGAATTCCACCGCCAGCGCTTAAAGTATTAAAAGTACTTGCGCCACCAGTTGATCCGTTATTATTTCCTGCTGCACCACCTGTCCCGCCACTTCCTACACTATACGAATAGCCCGCACCAGAAGGGCTTGTAATAATCGTTTCGCAATAAGCACCGCCTCCACCACCGCCAGCAGCGCCCGCGCTTGCTGCAGCGCCAGCCACGCCTCCAGATCCGCCACCCGCTCCCCACAGCCTAACTCTGATATGCGTGCAGTTAGCCGGCGGCGGATATGTCCCTGAAGTCCCTGCTGCTAACGATGTCATGGTCACTTTCGTAATATTTCCCAATACCGTGCTGGACAACGTATTCGTGCTCGTTAACGAAGTAGAACTATCTGTCACTACTAAATTAGACGCAGATAGATTTACCGATAAACCAACTAAATTCGTGTGTCCACTCATTTATTTTAATTCCACGCTAATGCGCCTGCGGAGAATAAGGACAACGTTGTATTAGCAGTCCCACAAATTAAATCTGCGCAATCTGTCGATACTCCAGAATCAATAAAGCCGCTTGTACCAACTGTCGTTGTACCAGTGGATGCACCGCCGCCCGTAGTGAAAATTATCGATTGACTGGCATTTTGAGCCACTTTCCAACCACCGGCACCAGAACCAACAATTCGGAATACATGTCCTACTCCAATCGTTGTGGGTAATGTTAATGTTACAAGTGATGCATTGTTAGCTACGTAAATATTAATAGGGGCATTATCGACCATAGTTGCCGTTGTCCCAGTTACGTTCGTTACCGAAACACCATTACTGGAAACAGTAGCCAAGGTACCACTGGTGGGCAACGTTACGTTGGTTGTTCCTGTGGTTGTTAAAGTTAGACTATTAGCGCCAGAAGTAGCAAAATTGCCGGCTAGCGTAATTGTATTAGCTCCATTATTAATTCCAGTACCACCATAAGTTCCTGTTATGATAGTGCCATTCCATGTTCCAGTTGTAATGGTTCCAATAGAAGATAGACTGGATAAAGTTGTAACCGCAGTATTTACTAAAGTACCAGTGGTAGGCAGAGTAACGTTTGTTGAACCAGTCGTTGTTAAAGTAAGTGCGTTTGCTCCACTAGTAGAGAAGGAACCTGCTGTGTTTATATTTCCTCCAAGGCTTATAGTAAAACTATTACTAATCCCTGTGCCTCCATTGGTAGATAATAGAGGATTCGACGAATTGATCACCAATCCAATACTATTTGTAACGCCTCCTGCTAATAGCTTATGTACATTTGACATTTTTTCGCTCCTGTATTTAAATTAAGTTAAAGTAATCTGCATACCATTACTGAATTCCAAATTGAATTCCCCGCTACCGTCCCCTGGATATAAAATTCTTAAATTGTCATTTGGAGTTCCTGACTGAACAGAAGTATTTGCGGTTAATCCATTGAATTCCATATATTGCCCCACAGAAAATGGGACAATAATCCAATTAGCGGTTCCAGTTCCGATGATCTCAATGCGGCCCGCAATAGAACTGGTTGCAGGTAATGTAAAAGTTACTGTTGAGCCTCCTTTTACAAAATAAACTGTATTCATCGACATTTGTTGAGTGGTTCCAGTAACAACTACGTAAGATAATTGATTGGCTACTATTTGCGCAACTGAAGTGCCAGAATCTTGAAGTAGACCGCCTGTAGTAGAAAAAGAAGGAATGTTTCCAACTGTTATAGAACCAGTGACATTTTGATAAGTAGCCCCACCGTTTTGACTTAGATAAAGATTATTAGTGCCTTGAGCCAACGCATCAGTAGAGGGCAGACTTGCGACAGTCGTATCCACTAATGTTCCATTAAAAAAGAAAGCAGAAAGAGGTTGTGAAGCTGTATCGCACGTAACAGATAGATAAGCGTAATCATTGGTTCCTAAATCAATTTCCCCAGAAATGCTAATAGGTTTAAATCCGCTAGCACTAGCCGTGGTTGGGATAGTTATATTATTTCTGAAAGAAGTAAATACTAAAGGACCACCATTTCGTTGAATGGCAATACAAAATGTATAAGTTTGACCACTGACAAGAGAGGGACCAATACCAAGATCGTAGGACAATATACACCATCTAGTTCCACCAGCAGTATTAGTAATAATTGGAGTAGAATTTCCATTTATAGTTGCTAGAGAAATAGCAACTCCATCTTGATGTATGGCTGTGAAACTCATAGGATTGACAGCAATGGCAGTAAAAGAAGTGGTTGAAGGCGTAAAAAAAGTACCATTTTGCATAGCAGTGAATGAACCATTAACTTGACTAGTGGTACCACTTCCGCCACTAGATGAAAAAGTTACAGTGCCATCGCCATTATTGACAATGGTCATATTCGTTCCCTGAATAATATTGTCAATTGCTAATAAACGTTGCACATCAGTTCCATCCCAAAAAGTAGGGACATTATAAGTAGTGTTATACCAACATAAACCAGTATCAGAACTGCCAAGCGGAACGCCTATTAAGGTATTTTCCTGTGACGTCGTCAAAGACGGTAAAGGTCTTGCACCTTTTGTCGTTGTTGTTGTTTGAAAAATAGAATTAGGATCAGTCCCAAAGATATTAAATTGGTTCCCTGATCCATCGCTAAAATTAATAGAGCCTGTTATTTGCGGTGAACTAGAAACATTATAAGCACTTTGTAAGGTGATTTTTCCTTGTACATAAGTACTTAGCGCTGAAAAAGTTTGTTTCGCATCCGATCCTGATTGCGTAACCGGGAAAATATCTGCATCTTGAGCCGGTCCAGCAGGAGGTAACGCAGGAAAAGTAATAGTTGAATTTAGTTTAGTCATATTTTAACTCCGAACATAGAACGCCCCACTTTCATTAACGTAATTAACTGTATTGTCTTGAGATTCCACATAATAAGATTCACTACTAGGAGGCAAAGGCATTGCATTATTAAAAAATTCACAAAAAAGATTTTCTCCCAAAGGCAATCCGATTGGATTAAGAAGATCACTCACGTTGGTTCTCCTACATAAAATCCAACTTGCACCCAATCCGATGGATTTGGAGAAAAGAAATGTAAATACTGCTGGATATTGTTATCATCATATTGCTGTATTTGCGCGCTCGGTGCATTAATCCGTGCATAGGTCTGTGTAAAAGAAGAAGAAGGAGCAGAAATAGTTTGCCCTACTGGTCCTATAGCAATTGCGACAGTTGCGCCAGCAGAAAAACTGAAAATTGCTCCATTGACTTCACCAGGAATCGCCAATGCAACATCGGTAGACTGAGGTAAGGCGATCCATTTTCCAATGCTCGGAAAAGGTGGTGCATAATAGACCAATCCGTTTAATGATTTTCCCAGAGTTAAGTTGATGTTAATGCTTTGCATAGGGGTTCCTAGTATTTGATTAGAGGGTTAAAGTAAAGATTTGAAGGATAGTTATCTCCAAGAGTAACGTTCGCATTAATTACAAGTCCGGTTTGACCTGTCCCGGTATTCGCTATTCCAACTACGCTTCCGGTTCCGCCACTGCTGTTATATGATGCAACGCCCCCATGCTCATGTTCCGCAATAGCCCACGCTTGGAAAGACCCAACATTATCTCCTGTGGCACCGCTATGATTAAAACCACTGCCTAGCCGAATCCCAGGAAAAGGATCATGACCGCTTCCATTGTTCCACCCTCGGATGAAATATCCATATAAAAATGGAACTTGAAATAATCCGTTTGCTTGATTGATAAGGGCGGTTGCGATATCGGTAGCTGTATTAGAGCTTAACAGTGGAATTTCAACAGCAACGTCAAAAGTAACACTTGGTATAGTGCCTATTCCGTCAATGGTAAACCAAAACATCTGAACAAATTGGGGGCCTGTTGTATTTACCAATAAGCGATAATATGAACCCGCTGTCATGGCAGAAGCAGCTATAGTTTGAACATAGACAACTTGATTAGTACCAATAGTTCCTGCAGTATGAACCGTAATTGTAAAGCCAGAAGTACCCGCATCCGGCGCAGGCATAACTTCATCATTTCTATTGTAGGTGTGACTCATCGTCGTAGTATTTACGCTAGCGTTGATAAAACCGTTCTGACCTGTTCCATAGTTATAGGAAATTGCTTGGAATAGAGGGATATATGCCGTTACACTTCCGCCCGCATTGACAGCATATGAACTTCCATTCTCTTCGAGATAACCAACTGGAAGACCACTACCGCCATACCAAATATGCGTTCCTGGTGGAACTGGATCACTGTAGACAAAGCTCAGCTCAGAAACGCCGTGACGCGTGACAGTTTGCAATTGAACAAATTTATTACTATCACTGCCGTCATAAGCTGGGATTGCAAAAGAAGCGGGAATCCAAAATGATTTGTCCTGTTCTGGACTTACTGGCGGATAAAATAAATTAGTGAATGTACCAGCAGCAAAGATCATATCCGTAAATGCGATATTGACAGCAGCGCCAGTATCTAAGCGCAATGCAATTTGTAAGTAATCATCATCATTTGGCCCTAATGTCTGACCAACAGTAACGGGCATTGTGAAAGGGACATTGTAGATTGCATAGCTCGTAGGGGTGATGACTAAATTAGCTAGAACAGTCTCAACCATCGGTGAGCCACCTGTTCCAAAATTCTGGCGTACTAGTAAAGTAACATTAACTGGTGCGCCGATAGTAGAAAGAGCAGAAAATTGTATAACCCCTATTTGACCCTGCATAAAGTTAACGTCAGTAATGGTATTGCAAAGATCTTTTCTACTTTCCGCCGCCATAGGAACAGTACATTGAATTTGACAAGCATACCTAGGATTAGCGTCAGGATTATTAGTTGGAGAATCAAACCTAGGGAAAGTAACAAAATTAGTAGATGTAAAATCGCTATCTAGTTCAAAAGTCCAATTACCATAGGCAATAGGGGTAATTGCCTGTACAATTGCACCGTTGTTAGCAACGTTTAAGTGACCTAAGAACTGACCATCCGGCAAAAAGTTATCTGTTAATGTGATTGCATTTCCGCCCTGTTGATTAACGGTTGGATAATGGTCCCTACTAAACTGGAAAACGCCATCACTGTTGTAAACCTGAATAAAATACAAATCTATGTTGCCATCTGCGTCATATGGGTTATAATAGGGTATGATGTCTTGGTTATTGGTAGGATCGATAAATGTACCAATACTGGATAGAATCAAAGGATTTGGTAATTCTGTGAAAATCGGATTATCTGGTGGACCGCTAATGGTATAGATTGGTTTTGGAACAGTATGATCATCGTCTCTCCAGAAATAAACTTTACCAAATGCCAATGGCAGACCAGTTACTTTGTCTACCAACTGTTGTTGGATAGACGGTGCAATCGTAAATTGATTGGCAGGGATAACGGCGTTAACTAAACATGACATAAGGAGAGCCCCCATGGATTTTTTTGTTGCTTTTGTATTCTGTAGCTTATTTTTTGCTGCAGGTTCATTGTTAGGGCTTTAATCACTGTTGACCTCCAGTAATAAGTTGGTACAACATATTGGTTAGCGTAGCCGGATGAGCTGACATTTTAGGAACTGGTTTTGCAGACATCTGCAATCCTTTTCTGTACACATTTCTGGACAAGGGACTTGTCAAATAACGAGTAGCTATATTTCCTGCGCCCCCTATTCCGCCAACTGCTAATGGATACGCTAGTGGTGCTGGAATTCCTAATGCAGATAGACCATGTCCTAATCCCGCTGCCGCCGCTCCTGCAGTGCCACTTACGACTAATGGTGCGTGGACAAATCCTGTTTTTGGATTGACCATTTGATTGATATCGAGACCAACCAATTTTCTAGTTTTTAAAGATCTATTAAGTTTTTGTCTTTGATCTGGAGAAAACATTAATTTTTTGCTATCTTTTCCCAATTTTTTGTAAATGCTCAAAACTGCATCACTTTGATGGATATCTGATCCTTCTAATTCTTTTAATCCTTTAGTAAGAAATTCATGAGCTAATTGTTTTCGATAAGGGGGATCTAAGTTTTCTAATACAGCTCTTACTTTTTCAGGTTGATCATAAGCGCCTGTTTTAACAAAATCTGCAATTACATTATCTTTATTTGCTACTCCTTCAGCATGGGCTCGTAATGATTTGTTCTTAAGAATAGGGGCTATTTTGGTTTTATAATGTTGATCCGCAATAGATTGCGCTTTTGCTAATTCTTCGTTTCCAGGCTGAGCCAATGTATTTTTTGCATCTGTATTAAGAGAAGATGCCAATCTTTTAAATATTTTCTTCTCATAACGATTCCCATTCGCACGCGCTTGCTCAGCCAGATCATTATATGCCTGCTTATCAAAATTAATCTCTTCAAAAGGAATTTCTTCTCCTTTGGCCGCTGATTTTAATTCTTTTAAAGCTTCCGGAGAAAGACGACTATATCCTTTACGTGATTTAGTAATATTATCTTTTTCAAGAATATTTTGAGCTTCACTTTTCAATAAGGATGGATTAGTAGCGGTCTTATTTTCTTTTGCAATGCGATCACGTTCCCTATAAAGTTTGGTGCTAATAGTTTCATTTTTTTTAAAATTATCAGCAATGTTTGAAGATATTTTTTGTATTTTTGTTTCCTGGGGGATAGGTTCAAGAGCATTATTATTTTCTCCAGTTAATCGATATCTGGGTTTTTCTTCAGGAATTACATTTAATTCATGCAAGACATCCCCAACATCCTTATCTAACATTTCTCCTACCTGGATATTTTTTTGTGACATTCCTGAAAAAGGCAGATTAGACAGGAAATTCGATTCGAACTTGTTAACCATTGGCGCTTTACTCAACTTCCCGATACTGACCGGCTTGTCACCGGCAGCCCGAACATTAGCCTCAAATTCTTCTGGCGTTGCTTTCCCACCCATTTTAAGTGCAGTTCCAATTCCACGTGGAACATGCAACAATGCTGTTATAGCGCCCGCGCCTGCAGACGGAGCTAGACCTTGTATATAAGCATCCGATAATGATTGATCTGGATTAAAGACTGGGGCTAAAGCCTCTGATGTTAGGGCTGATTTACCAGTTTGAGCTAATACACCGCCTTCTCCTAATGGCATCCCCATAAGAGGCAATGTTTGACCTGCTGCATATCCAATTTGGCCTTCGGGAGTAGATGCTACTTGTGGAGAATATAATCTGCTTATGCCTGTATTAACATCTGATCCTGCCGTTTCTTGAAGTGGTTTAATAGGAACTCCTAACGCCCTCAATCCTTTTGCTTGAAGCTCACCAATTCCTTGTCCTAGCTTAAGAACTCCTGCTAAACTCCCTCTGCCAATATTGGACAATTCTCCAGGAACATCTTTTGCACTTTGCTCATTCAAACCCGCATAGATAGAACGATGCATTTTATCCATGTCGGATTTTTTTAATTGCCACAATAAATTCTTTTGTTCTTGATCAGACAATCCCGCAGAAGATGAATTTTTGGCTTCTTCAGCATCATGTTGATCGAGCTGTGCTAATAATCTTCTTTCTTCTGCCGCGCTAATAGCCATTATTGGCCTCCAGAGACAACCGTTAATCGACCATTAGCATCACGTGTGTACCATTTTCCGTCGGAGCCTTGAATTGCTTTAGATCCACCAATACGTTGAATATTCGACCCATTGATCTGATTAGTGAATGCATCTCCAACTTTATTTTTATTAGATAAAGCGCCCTCAATAATGTCTGGTGGTTTTTCTGGAAATTTATACACTTGATAGACAGGCTGAGCAGTTTGTGCAATGGATCTTTCTTCTGCATCTGCTAAACGATAAGCCGCTAGCCAATCTTTAGTGGCCGCATCAGGGTCTTGATGCCACGCGTCTTGATTACTAGAAATATTGATAAATTTACCGCCAGATTCTAATCCAAGCTCAGAGGTAGGAAGACCTTCTAATAACTTCATGCCTCCACCCAATATCAGAGGTAATCTATTTTTAGCATTGTTATATTCAACCATTTCCCCTGGAGAGAGCTTAGATTTTACATACGCTTCACTCTTTCCGAGCATGGATTGATATTTAGATAAGATATTGAGTTCATTCTGAACTTCAGGACTATACATAAAACTAGATAAAGCAACTGCTCCGGATAATCTATTTTGCGCCTGCGGAGTTGTAGCTGCCTTGTTCGCAGCCATCATACTCAGCATCTTTGATCTCTGATCAGGTGTAAATTGAGGCTGCTGTCCTCCTACAACAATTTGCGGATCTCCAGTATCTGGATTGATCCATTCTGGCATTTGGGATTTCTGACCTTGCTGTTGTAATGCTGCTGGATTAAATTGAGATGCTTGGGATGCGGGCATTAAAGATGCGCTGCCTTGAGTTGGCATCTGTTGAGGTTCAATTATATTTCCATTTTCATCAGTTTCAGGAACAGGGACGGAACCACCTTGGAATGATTGTTTCAATGCCTGTATTTGCTGTGGAGATAATTGCTGCGCATTTGGTTGTTGTGTCGGAAACGTTGGTTGTTGAGCCCCGGGTTGTTGTTGTCCAATCGAAAATCCATGAGACTGTAAAAATTCTGGAGTTAATACATTCATGTTGGAATTTTGTTGAGATGGATTTGTCAATTGACCTACTGTTTCATTCAACATGCGGTTATAAAGTTCAGAATTGTCAGCAATCCAGGCATCTCTTGCAGCAGGAGGAAGGGTTTGTAATTGTCTATTTAATGTCCAGGCCCATCCTCTTTGTTGCTGCATTCTTTTGTCCATATTTAATGAATTCAAAGAATTTTGTAAAGATACAGCCGTATTAACTGGCATTAATTCAGTTTGCATTTGACGCTGATTAATCTGAGATTGTATATCCGGCGTATAAAATTGATTCGCCAATTGTTTAGCTTGTAAATCAGCCTGCATTTGCTGTTGCTGCATCTTCTTCATTTGAGGTATCGCAAATGCGTTCAGTAATTGCGTATACGTATCCGCACCTTGGCCTAATCCGCTTAAGAAAGGGGATTGGTTTGGGATGCCTGCATCTGATAAATTTGGACTAAACATTAAAATAATCCCGCGAGACTAATACCCGTACCCAATAAACCACTCATCTGTTGCGCTTGCTGTGCTTTGAGCTTGTTTTCATTAGAAGCACCAGCATAAGAAAGACCAGCCATCTCAGAAAGATTCTTCATCCAATCTTCGCCTAATTGATTACTAGCGCCATAACCTAAATGCGTTAAGTCACCTAGATTTTGATTGCCCATACCATAAAGCCCCAGCGCTTGATTCATGTAATCATTGAAATCGCTGTAGGACATGTTATTAATCTGATTAGCCACAGCTAATTGTTCAGAAGGGGTTCCCGCCATCCCACCAGCAGCAGCAGCCTGATTAGCCTGTGTGGTTGCATTTGTCATAGCTTGAGTTTGACCAGGATTCATTGAAAATCCTTGACCAATCTGATTGTAAATATTACTAGCACCACCAGGAGTAGCGAGTTGTTGCGCATTCTGGAAATATTGATTCATTGCATTATTGCCAGTATCAATAAAAGGCTGATAATAAGGAGACACTTGTCCCATTTGCTGCTGTAAGAAAGGCATCGCAGCATTAGCCGGATTTTGATAACTCGGAAACATTGTATCTGTGAAATATTTCCAGGGCTCTAAAAAATTATAAGAAGCCATTTAGGAAACCTCCTTTAATTGGATCTCTCTTAACTTGCCATTAATTGTTACAAACAATCGGTCATCCTCTGTTTGATAAAGATGTAGGCGTTTATGATTTGTGTGATTCATGGAAAACAATCTGGAAGGCGATAAAAGAAATGATGTAGCAATGTTAAGATAGGTCCCATTAACATTAACCATAGGACTGTCAGTTGTACTGTTATAAGCGTACCTTCCGGTATAATTATCTGTACTCAATGCAGTAAGATCAGATGTTGTTCGCATGGGCGTTAAATGACCATCATTTGAAAAATAATATTGTTGCTGCTGCGTATTCATGGTAAAAAAGTTAAAGTATTCGTCCGATAACTGACCATTTTCTTTTACCGAAAATTTTGCTGTTGGGAAGGTTAATACATTCATACTAAGATACTCGCGGTTGCTCCCTGGACAACAAAACGTCCAGCAGATAGAAATAAAAATTTCACGCGAAGATCATTCGCTAAACCCAAATTCCACCCGATATTCACCTGACCTTTTCGATAACCTGCGGGTAACATCGTGTACCGATATTCGTTTCCGAAGCGCTCACCGCCATCTTTTGAGATAGACATATCTATATATCTAATATTACTGTTTTCACCCTGTTCCATTTGAAGTTCAATATTTTTACAAACAAAAGTTTGATCGTTGTATCGGATAGGTGGACAGATACGAATACGAGGAATAACATGCCCGTTGTAAGTCGTGATCAATGGACTCAATAAATATAAACCAGGTTTTTTCTCGTCGAAATTGATGAAATATTGTTGACCGTCAAAAAAGACAGTCTTCTTCATAATATGAAAGTTTTGATTTTCGTCTGTGCAATTAGTCCATAATTTAGAACTGAAATCGTATTGTATAGATAAATTGTCGGATGGGTCCCAAAAAGTAAGTTGATATATAATGTGGCCGTTTTCTTGACGCAAAGTCGCTGTTGAACGTTGAGGAAAATTGATCACATTCTTTAGAACATAATCCAATCCATCAGTAGATAAATCTTCTGGCTTTCCTCCAGTCGTATACACTACCGTTGGACCTGCTGCTGCGTTATAAGCAAGCCATACGAGCATTTGAAAGTCTGAGCAGATGGTTTCAATTGATAGAACGCCATAGTCAATGGAGAGCGAATTGTTTCGTTGAAAAGGAAATGAAACGGGAGCTCCCATACTGATAGCGTTTGATCCTGTTGGGTTGTCATTCCATAATTCGGAGACTCGTTTACCCATCACCCATAGCGTTCTATTAAGTGGAACCACTGCTTGTATGTTATCTGCCGCTGTCTGCAAGTAAGCGACCATGAGAGGATCAAAAGTCGTGTTATTATTTCCAGATATTTGCCATTTATTATTATTAGCGTCGGTTATAATAAAATACGTATCTAAAAATGATATATAAGAAGGAGTCGTAGTCGGAATTATCATCGTTGTAAAAGTATTCGCTGCATAGTTGTACACATAAAATGCAGTTCCATCTACCAATGCAATTTCGCTTGCTAAATTTTCAGCGATATAGACTGGACCATCGAATGTCTCTATGGTTCCAATGATACGATGCCCTAGATTGCTGTTAATGAGATAGACATTATTCCCTATAACAATCATCATCTGACCCAATCTTGTGCTCACATATTGACCACGAGGCTGCCCTTCTGGAAATTCAATATCTAAGCAGTAACCAGAATTATCAACCAATGTTGATATATCATTTGAAGTTGTGACCATCATGTTGACAGTTTGTTCGTTCGTTATTTTGGGATAACGTGCGAAATTTGTTCCTCCAACAATCTTGATAGGTGTTTTTTTTAATTGATTACCTATCATTATGGATACCACGCAGTTGGGAAATTGGCTGAATAATAGGGATCTTTATAAGGAATACGATCTACAAAACTAAATTTATTGATTGAAAGATCGGTACCTACATTTTTATTAATTCTTCTCTCTAAGCCATCCAACATGGTCTTTGCATCGGGATTCATCTGCTTTTCATATAATTGACAAAGTTCCCATCCAAGACGATAAGTAAGCCATTTGCAATAATAAGCATCGTAGGTATTGTCAATCACTTGATCTAAAGTAACCGGTACTACCATGAATTTTCCGGTCATATTGAATACATAAGGCTGATTAGGAAAAGGGTAGACGTAAATGTTGCTAGAATTTAAAGCGCGTTCTACATAGTATCGGTCCGGTAAAGAATTTAAATTATTAACGCGCGCTAAACCGTTGTACTGATTAATAGACATGCGCGTCATCTGGTAACGCACATCCTGAATATTAAAAGTCATCGTGCTTAATTCAATCAATCCTGGAATATTGTAGATTTCCTGTCCTACAACCCCGACAAATTGTTGATGCGTAAAATACGAAATATAGACGGCATCTAAGGATGTCTCACCTAAGATGCCGTTTAACAAGTTCAAACCAGTATTAATCTGTTGCCCAGTCGGAATCTCGCCGTCGATCCAGATGATCCCAGCGAGATAATAAGCATTGGTGATTAATTGCCTGGTAATCAACATCTAATCATGTTCCTTAAGTAATTGGGAACGCGATACGCATTGAATATTCTGGGATCAATGTCTTGGCCCAGATAATGTCATGCACCAATCCGTAGATGTTTTCAGTCGGAATGACGCCGTAGTAAACACGCATAGATACGCCGGTTTTATCATCCATCTCATTACCTGTTGGGAATGGATATTGATCTGGCAATCGAGGCATCGCCACATAGAGGGCATTTCCACCGACGATCAGTCCGACGTTATGGCTGGCTGCAACCATAACAGTAGCGCCTACTAAAGACTGCAACGGGACGTTGATGTTTTTAGCAGAGTTCAAAGGCTGATCAATGCCAGAAACCAATGCTGGATAAACAGTAGCTGTTACATTACCGCCAGAAGAAGCCGCATTTGCAGTGATCTGCAATTGGATTTTCTGACTGGTGACGTTATAAGCCATGAACTGTAACCAGAACGCATTTTTAGCGTTGTTTAAATCCAGTGTAATGATGTCATTCTGGGCTAAAGCAATTGCTTCAGTGAGCCCAGTTGGCGTATTCATCGTTAACGTAGTGCCATCAGGGCTGATAGAAGTGATCGTTAACGCCAATACAGAAGGATCTACGTTCCCGAATCCACCACAAATCTGTTTAGGCATGTTGGTTACGCGGTACCATGAGCATTGTTCAAAATCACCCAGTAACCAAGTATCGGAAATCGCTTCGTTGCGATTGGGAACAAATTGATTTAAGCCGCTATTAACGATGGGAGAAATCATGGTATTGGGCAGATAACCGCGTGTCGGGAATCCTGGATCGCCAAAATCTCTCATATTTTCAATGGCTTGCGCGAGCTGCCCGTAAGAATTTACGGGCGTCCTTCCGTCCCCATAACATCTAAAAGTATTCGTAACGGCTAAAGTTGCAACGTCTTGAGAAACAGCAGCACCTAACCGACGAACCGCAGATAATCCGATTCGATCCATATAATCTTCTAAGTTGAAGATAAACTGTTGGGCGGAACCTGAGATTGCAACGCTGAACTCATTGTTAACTGTTAAACTCTGAACACGCTGGATGATAGCTTCAAAATTGGCAACTAACGAAGGAGTACCGACCAGTTGAATTGGTTTGTCAAAGTTCACAGTAGAACCTTTTTGACCAATTAAATTCTGAAAATTATCGAATTTCTTATTGGCGGTATAGATTAAAGGATTGCAAATATAAAGGGGGCCTAAATCAGATTTCTGATACGTAGGCACATTGACTAGTAAGTTACTAGAGGGTAGTGCATTTGGCATTGTAATATAACCTCGAAATGTTAAGCTGTTGTTGCGTTAACAGTGGGTTATCAATGCCGAATGCACGAACGATCGTAACTATATTTGGTTTTTGTATCGCTCTCGTGACCATGTCGTGACATCTGCTACACCACTGTTCTTTATTGTGGATGGATGTATGTCAGACAAAGGGGCATTAGGAATACGTTTGGCCGCAGATGCGTCGTTGTTCTTCAAACTTTGAGAGAATGTTTGGATTTGAGCGTATCCCATTTTACGAACCGCTGGATTTGGAGAAGTAATCAAATTCTGGAATGTACTAAATTTACCGGGAGAATTTACGATCATCTCGTACATTACATCGCCAGCATTATCCACAGAATTTAACGCCTTAAACCAATCTCGATTCCCATCGAATACATCTAAATCAACTTTTTCGGCAAAATCTGTATATTTCTGTTTCGCAGCTTCAAGCTTGGGTGCTAAATCATTAGCCAATTGCTGATCTTCTTTTTTTTGTTGCTCAGCAAGTGCATTTGCTTGAAATTGCTGAAAAGTATTTTGAAGAACTTCTTGCGATTTTTTCGTAACCAATTCTTCTATTTTCTTTTCATCAAGATGAGGAACATTCGACTGCGCAGGCTGTTGACCTAGCGACATCGATTGTGGATCTCCATAGGTATCCCTGAATCTACGTTCCGCTTCCTTAGATGCTTTTTCAGCAGCAGTTTTACGATTTGCTGCGATTAAGTCATTAATGTGTCTTTGTTGCTCAGGCGTATAAACAGGTGATGCCGGTTCATTGCTTGGCTCTCTATACACATCGGTGCGCGGAGATTCGGGAACTTGCCCATTATTGTTCTTGGAAACAGGATTCGACACAGGCTCCATTGCCGGAGCTGGTGCATTTCCTAAGGCTTCTTGTTGCTGTTGCATACATTATCCTCTTTTGACTATTGACGCCGTCACGCTGACCTTTGAAACGCTCAAATAACGGACACATTTACCCGTGTATCGCCGGTTAACCTTCTGTAACGCTGAATGGGCGAAGGGGATTTTGATAAACCCCCTCAAAAACATCATAAGAATATAATCTACATATTTTATGTAATTGTCAAGTAAAATATGCAATATAGATTAAAAACTAGGCTGCTTCTTTCTTTTCGCCTTTATAAAGGATTTTATTGATTATTTCTTGATCAAAACTACCCTTTAATTCTGGTGGATTCTCTTGATTTCGGCATTCAGGCTCAACCTGTTTGCCACCCGTTTTAGGTTTTTCAACGGGCCAACTTTTCATTTGACTCATGATTTTCTCCGTACATTGTTTAAATAGAAACCTATTTGGTTTCCCCTAGGTAGCCAGAGACTTTACCTTGCGGCACAGTCGGCTCTTCTTTTTTCTTATGGAACGCCAATTCTCTTACCTTATCCGGAACCTGGTTCAGAGAACCAGGCGACGGTGGAACATAAGTCTGAGGATTGTAGTTCAATGAAGATTCACTTGCTTTCTTGGTAGAGAAGAAGACTCTCATTGCATTTCTCCACTTATTTCATTTTGTGTTTCATCTTCGCTTTCTTCTTGTGGTGCTCCTTCTTCTCCTGCTCCTTCTTGTGTGTTTTGGTTTTCATTTTCTCGTAGGCCATTTTGGTCTCCAATTGTTTTGATTAAATCAACCACGCGATCATGTTTATCAAGCGCGTGTTGCCGGTCGCGATCCATCTTGTTGTAGGCGTGCTCATCGAGCTTAATGACAGAATCTAATCGAGTCCGCATATTTTCCGCCTGTGCTCCTGCAATTGTTGCAGCCGCTTGCGTAGTGGCTACTAAAATCTTTGCTTGTGATTCTGCTAATGAAGCTTGATCTTTCGCAGAATCAGTTTGCTTGTTAACAAACGTTTTGATCAGATCAACTTTCCTATCTTTCTCTTTTTCGGATGCATTCATTTGAGCGATTTTGAGTTTATTTACTTCTGGATTCGTCATCATCTGTTGCTGTTGCATTTGAGCTTGTTGTGCTTGTTGTTTTTGCCAGAATTCCCCAAACTTCTCTTTGAATAGCGCGATATCTTTCACTTCAATATTATCTAAAATAAGTTGTATGCCATCTGGAGTGGCCACAAATTGATTAATAGGAGGACATATCTTCATCAAAGAAGTAACTGTTTGAATAAATTTTGATCTCTGTACTTCGAAGTTCGCATTCATTTTAACTTCTACTTGTAAATCGTTGATATCATATTCAATTTTATACATTGGATTTTTAACAGTATCATTAACGACTGTGAAACTTCTATTACCATTACGATCAATGACAGGAAGAGTGCGAGCCGTTGTAATGTATTTCGGGAATAAGTCAACCATAATCTTCAAAACTTGATTCATAGAAGCTATGTAATTCATGATGATGGGCTTAGCTGCATTATTGCTTTGTGTAGCGCCATTTTGTATTGCGACTCCGCTCATATCTGGTTGTTGTCCTTGCTGAGCATCATAACTTCCAAGGATAGCTTGAATGGTTTGATCCGCAATTTTGAACATTTCAATGACCGCCGTATTAACAGGACTCCTAGGCAAAATCTGAGGAGGTGGTAAAGGCTGAGGATTTGGGTCTTCGCTCATAGAATTATAAACTAGAGCCCCTTGTGCTTTCTGGGGATTGAGCCATGCTTGTTGATATTCTTCTTCTGATGGGATAGCTTGTTTAGCAATAAGAACATCAGTTTGTCGGCCATTTTCGATTTCATTAACGATATTCTGTAAGCATACATTTTTAGTCTTCTGCATATCCATAGTGTGGTAAACCATGGGGCGTGTCATTTGCTTTCCATCTCGCATCATGGCCGAACGACAATCAAAAAAGATATGCGGCAAGAATGTATAGTCAGTTTCCTCTTCTTCCAATATTTGATTTCCAATAAACTTATAATTGGTAATACTGACTAATTTTCTCTTTTGCTTCTTCAGAATCTTTGGAATTGCGATAGGTAATCCATTTTCTTCAATCTTAGCAACCAATTCTCTATATTGTTTTCGACTAACCGTTGATTGCCTGTCTGGATGAGTAGGATCACTGATGAGATAAAACATTTCATAGCGATAATTTTTTTCATAAAAATCACAAATCATGACTATTTTCTGTCTCTGCCGACCTAATCCTTGTGAAAAAAACCAAGAAAAGCTATCAGAAGGCATAGAATTAAACTGAATAGTTTCCAGTGTAATACCATATTCTTCTTCCACTTCTTCTTTAGATTTAGGATAGACTTCAAAGGAATATTTTCCATCTCCTTTATGAATCTGTTTCGCTAAAGGATCGAATCCTGCTAAAGTATTATCACGTACATAATCTAACTCTAATATTTGTTCAAACGACTTATCATTAATGTATTTCGGTTTTACTTTTCCAACTGCAAATCCACCTTTCAAGATATCCGATAGAAGATGCATTTGGGTATGCACAGTATTGTCAAATAAATACCGCATGTGATTTTCAACGACTTCAACCTGAGCGGCTAATTTAGGATCTCCAGCAGCAGGCTGTACGATTGGAGAAGGGACATTAGAACCAAACTCGCCCACAAAATGATCAATATATGTCTCAATTACATTTGCTTGAATTTGAGGGCGAGACAATTCTTGTAGAACAGCTGCTTCACCTTTAGAAATACTAGTACGGCAAATGAAATCGACGAACTTATAGTAAAGATCGTTATTCGGTTTGAAGTACTCCATCCAATCTTCAACTGCATACGTCAGCTTAGAAAGTTTCGAAGTATTATCCTGAAGATTGGATTGACTATCGTCGAATTGCATTATGGTACTCAGGTCTGGGTAAAATCGCGCGATAACCTTTTATGACCCCAGGGGCTTGTGTGGAACTTGGCGCTAAATTAATCACAAAGTTAGACATCAAGCCCATATTTATAGCATCACGCATGGTGTCTGCGAGGTCATCATGACTATGTGTATCATTTGCGGTGATTTTTGTCAAATGATTTATGCATAAATCAGATATTTTTGAATTTTTAATGAATGTTACGCGTCCAGAATGTACGTAAGACTGACACGCAAGAAACCCGTCAATCTTATTAGAGCGATTAAGAGCTCTCTTAAGATCTTCGCTATAATTCTGTGGGGCTTTTGTATTAGTACGATGGGGAATAGTATCCACAACATAAAGTTTGCTCAATTTTTGCAAAACGGAAAGTAAGGTTGTACCTGTAGATTTCTTTTCAATTCCCACCACCACGGGAGATGGCGTAAATCGACAACATTCAAAGTAGAACTGCATGAAATTTTCTTCTAACTCGGAAGGTTCTACTCTTATCTCCCACGCATTTAGCCAATGTAATGCATAAACATCTGTTTCTCGTCCATTTTCTTTAATCTTATATAGCCCCCAGAAGCTAAAAGCAGTGGCATCATTGTATGTTTTACTTGTCTCTGCAGTATCTACTGTTATAAACGTAACAACAATATTGTCTGGGATTTCATCTAATATTTTGATCTTATCATGTTTAAAGATTGAACCGCCCGCTGGCTGAGGACGTTGTTGATATTGTGACCAATATACATATTCATTCACTTTGCTCATCTCTATGAGCTTTTCAGGCGTGTATTTTTCAGGATAGAAAGAATGGCCATTGACATCTAAAGCTTGTATACAGATGTCAGTCCATTCCTCCGTGTCAAACTTCTCAATGACTTCCGGATTGCCTGTTCTAGCAAGATTGCTGAGGATATCATCTTCATGAAGGGTGTGGCCTATCCCTATCATTGGCGTCATTCTAGGATTGTTTAAACGTGTTTTAAGCGTCTCTGGGAACCAAGCTTTATTGCGCTGCCTAATCACATCACTATGCACATCCTCTGGTTTATGGATATCGTCGAAGATAATAAGGCCACCAAAATCATCTCCATGAAAGCGACCGGCCCCGAATGAGACGATAGAACCTCCCACGCCAGCCGCAATCACAGAGCCGCCAGAATTTGTTTTAAAATGATCTTTAGCCCTAGAATCGGTAGAAACCTCAACTCCGAAGATCATTTTGAACTCAGGAAGTTGAACTATTTTCTTAATCTTATCGGTCTGTTCGGAAGCCACAACATGAGAATAGCTTGCGTAGATAAATTCACTATCTGGATAGAAAGCAATTCCATACGCGCATAGACCAACCGCCCATTCTGTCTTACCAGATCTTGGCGGCATACGAATTAACAGGCGATTTAACTTATGACTGATAATATCAGGAACAAGGTCAGCCAATATAAGATGATGCGATTGACGGCAAATTGGTTGAGATATCTGGAATTGCTGACGTCTACGCAAATAGAAGAAATATTTCTGGAACGTCATGAAATCACGTAGAGACTCTTTAGTGGGCAATTTATCACCAGAAAATCTGGTTGCGCTAATTTTTTGCTCTAACTTGTTTATTCTATTTATGTTTATCATTGGATATGTATAATATATTATTTATAAATTCTTTTCAAGATGGGGTGAATAGAGTATAATTATGTAATTTTGTGGAAGAGATGAAGATGAAAGAGCTTGAGAATATCATTGATCATTATCGATCAGTACAATCTTTTGATTTTGATATAATTAATTCTGCCGTATACGATAAAGTATGGATAAATATACACCAAAAAATTATTGAGAAATTGCCATCAAGTGCGGGAGCACTAGTATTTGGTATCATTGATATATTTAGAACATATGAAATTTAATAATATATTTTATAATTTACCATTCCATGATACCGGTGGTTATCTTAATGTGATCAGTCCCAATTATGAATTAAATGCATTTTCATATGAAATATTCAAACAAATTAAAGATCTTTTGAACTACAGGAATATTTATTTAAAGTATCAAATTATAGAATTAATGCGAAGTGGAGATAATTGAAGTGAGGAATGCGGCATGAAAAAGATTAAGAATATCTTTGATTTTTATCAATCATTCAAAACTTCAGCGGGATACTTTTCTAAAGTTGGTAGGTTGATAGACGAAGATATAAAAGAATTGGTTGAAAAATCAATTCGTCATAAGATCCTCTCCCTACATTGGATAGAGATGTATATTATAGATGAAATAGTTCGTAACATTAAAGGGGAAGAGAGATAATTGAAATGATTCCATATTTAAAATGTTTATTTTTTGGACATATCTTGGATGATAAAAATATCAGGAGGGTGCGCTATTATTCAAGTTGGAATGAATGCGGTAACACAACTGGTTTTTTTCATCAATACAAGGTGGGTTATAAATGCTCAAAATGCAGTAAATATATACACGATCACAAGGAAGAGGAATCGTTATTCTTTAGAGGGGATAATTTTTATAAAAAAGAAGTTACTATCATTGATGATTAGTTTGATTAAGTGTAAAAATGCGCTAAAATAGTAAGATGAAAGGCCGGAGATTACAAGAAGAATATTACGAAAGTGTCGCTTTTTGGGACTGGGCTCAAACACAAGAACTTACGCGCGAGCATCTTTTCGCTATCCCAAATGGAGGAAGCAGAAATATAATAGAAGCGGCAAGGATGAAGAGGCAAGGGGTACGTAAAGGGGTAAGTGATTATTTCTTACCATGCCCGTTTAATAGCGATTCAGGAGGATATATACCTGGTCTATGGATAGAAATGAAGAAAAAGAAACATGGCGTAACTTCACCAGAACAAAAAGAATGGCTTAATAAGATGCTTAAATTTGGATATGTGGCTGAAGTAGCGCATGGATCAGAAGAAGCTATTCTTATTACTAAAAATTATATTAATGCCTTTAAGAGAAGGAAGCTTATTTTATGAGACATCTTACCATATTAAGAGGATTTGATATTTCTCCTTATAATACTTCCGGAAAAAGATTCGTAAATAAGCATTCTTCAAAATTTGAATCTGTAGATCTAACAAGAATAGCTATTTATAACCTTATTTTCTGTGAATTTTACCCGCTAAATGTTTTTTTAGCCAAAAAGTAAAAAGGATAATACATGAAATCTATATCAATCTATCCAAATTCACTTACCTGGAGAGCCCCTCGTGGCGGCATAATGTTCTCAAAAAAGAATAAACATAAATTTGGATCTATTTTTCGTCATAAAAATGCTATAAAAAATAGAATACAAGAGCATTTTTTTCCTATTAAAACATACTTCGACTATCCTCCTGATACTTCTTTTGATAGAACTCTAAGCATAGAAGAAAGCAGGCGCAGGGCGGAAAAAATATTAGAAGATAAGAGAATAGAAGAAAGAGAGAGAAAGAATCTTTATCTTGGAAAGCCTATTCTCCATGGGAAACAATCTTACATTTTTGGTCATCTTAGGCAAAGAGATATCCCGTTTAAATACCACGATTTATTTGAGGTAAGAGGTTATTCCACTAATGGATTAAATGAAAAAGTGGTTGGCCATATAGGGGATTATTTCACTAGTAGATTAAGTAAAACAGTGGTTGGCCATATAAGTAGGATTATTTATAAAAAGATAGGAAATATAATGCTCTCATTGAATGAAAATTTAGCGCGCAATAGAAGCTCTTTCCTTTTGAGTGAACTCTCACAGTGGGGAAGCGCCTGGGATATCCCTGGATCAATAAATATTGCAATAGAACATCATTACTTGCTGAACAAAATAAAATGTCTCCTTAAGATAGAATTTAAATCAATATATGAAGCATTTCAATCAATGACTGAAGAACAGGCTAAAGTTGACTCTTCAATTTATCAATTGTGGAAAGAACGTAGTACAAATCCATTTCTGAAGGAATAATGTATGGAACTTATATTTTGTCTATATTTACCAATTCAATTATTTCATGAAATACCTGATAAGGTTGATTGGATACGAGGTGATCATCCTTTTCTCACTAAGGAAAAAGTTATGGAAATAATGGACATATATTTTTATGATTATCATATTCCAATAATCTCGGAAATAAATTTATTATGAGAGACATTATTTATCTTGCATCATCAATAATGAATAACCTGTTAAGACTAAATATAGAAAATCCCAAAAGATTGAGCATCTATCCTTTGAATGAGATTGAAATGAATATTAGGGTGCCATTAAAAATTAGGATGCCTCATAAATCGTTGGTTGAATATGAGTGTATCCTGGATATAAGAAGGCACCATGGGAAGAGGAAATGAAAATCATTATAAAAAGCCTTGTAAATTCACTAGATGAATTTCTTTATGATTTAGTAGGTAGACGACAAGAATATAATTATCATGGGGCATTGTTAATTAGGAGAGAGATTTTCAGTAAAATCAAGATTAATTGTCAATTTTCTATAATGGAAGAAATGGAAGAGTTGAGTATGAATATATTATTTTTCAGGAGTTATTAATAAATGATACTAGAATTATACGGCATATATTCCTATTGTTTGACTATCCAGATAAGGAAGATAGATCAGTTCATTTTCGAACAAGAATTAGCAGATTTTTTTAGGAATCCAAAACCATATCTACGCAATGCTAAACAAAGAGATAAGAATGAAAATAGGAGCAGATTAATTGAAAGTGCGAATGAATGGTTAAATAAAAAAGGATACATACTGGTAAGCAAGAAAACAGAGACATTGTTTAGAAAAATGGATGGAGAGATATGTAGATATGACAGAAACATAGGAGAATGGTTCTTGGATGCAGAACTAACAATTTATGATTTTTTAGATAAAGAGGGACTTTATGCTCAAAGATATGAAGATTAAATGGGAAAGATATACTCCAGCCGCTTATTTTAAGAAAATAATGCCTATTAGATATGCGATGATTAATTTTTTAGAAAAATTATTTATAAAAGGTCTTAGGCGCTCATTGTGGGATATATATTTTAATCAAAAAGATTATCTTCCTGAAATTCCTTTCAATATTGAATGCATAATGAGAGATAGTAATCCAAATAAGGGATCGAGGGTTAAAATTAGTGATGCGTTCTATGATAGGGAACTAGATTTTCTTATGATTACAGATATTCATTCAAGAACAAAGGAGGTGAGCCGTGAGTGAATCATTGGATAATCTTATCTCAATATTCCTTGTAATATCAGGGATTATCACTTCTATAGAGGCAGTTCGTTATGGTTATAGATGTATATCAAAATTAATATCTAGGAATCAGAGATCTGGTCTAGGAGATCTTTTAAATGGAGGACGTTTAAATGCATCCGACGGTGGATCGCGAGATATGTATAGAAATAGTCCTTTCTACGATCTAGATTGCGCTTTATCACAATTAAAATCTTTACATAACATTCCAATGTTATGTAAAGAGAATATAGCTGAGAAAATAAATAGATCAACAGTGGTTGAAGGATCAATGCCACACCGCATGACTGAGGAGATTACACAGCAATGTAAGAATTATTCTATTCTGGAAAGTGGACATAGAAATGAGAGAGGAAGATTCCACGTATCATCCGATATTGAAAAACTCTATGAGACATTACTTGGAATGAGAGCACGCCACGATATAATCGGGGATATTATTAATGAGTGAACTATTAAAAGTAGTAATATTATCATGTTTCATAATTTCAGCAATATGGATAATATTTCAGATCGTACTCATGAATATAAGTGGATTGCCAGCATATTTTATCAAAAAAAATTTTCCTATTGAGAACTATATCTTTATAGCCATGAACCGTATTCTTGCAAGAAAGAAAAGAATAGGAAGAAATCTATTTGATTATAACATACTCAAATACGATATATTTGAAGGAAATTTTAGAGGAGATAGAGATCCAGTTTATTATATTTTTTCATCAGCGAGTCCTAATAAGTCAAAGAATATATCATATTGGCAAACTTTAGGATTAAGTGATCAGATAAGGAAATCATTTATAGAATCCCTTGACAAATAAATATTTAAATTCTATACTTAATTGAGTAAGTTAAATCAAACAAGGAATATAGTATGTATACAAATCAATTTTTGATTCTAAATGTGTATTTAGACATGGTTCAAAGCAAAGGATGCGTAAAGTTTACAATTAAGACACGAAATGGTCAAAAAGAATGCATGGAGTGGTTAGATAACAAAGTGCCTCTTCTTACTCAAAAGAAAGATGGTCATTTAAGGACAAATCAAGCATTCGAATTAGTAGAATTATTCGACGTGTCAAATAAGCCTAATGATATATCAGATGATCGAATATTTCCATTTGATGAAATACTAGAGCAAGTCGATGAAATCCTTAAAATAATCTCAGAATTCGATGAGGCATTTTGTTAATATGCCAAAACCAATGATTCCTCGGAAAAAAACACTTTTATTTGTAGCTCGGGAGATGATTGCGGGATTACGAAAAGCGAATGTGATTGATGCTAAAACGAAAAAAGAACTGGATAAAATGTGCCTAACTCATCCTCTAGATACCCAGAAGAAGGAATTCTTGCCGCAAAAGAAAAGCTACTGGGCTACAAAAAAGTTTAAGCATAGAATATTGTCTAGAAAGAGGAAATATTACCAGAAAAATAAAGAACGTATCAGCATATACTTTAAAGACTGGTATGAAAAAAATAAAGAGCAGTATAATGCTCAGCGTCGAGAAAGGCGTAAATTAAAAGCTAAGGAGATTAAAATTGAGAAAATTTGACATATTTGAGATATTAGCGAGAGTTATTATTTTTATTTCTGCTAATTTGATAGTATCCGGTCTGATATGGTTTGCCAGAACTCATATAATTTGGTTATTTTTTATACCTATTTATATTTTTTCACTCGTAATGTGTTTTAATTTGATGTTCTGCGCTATTGAAAAAGCACCATATAATGGGAAAAAAATAAAGAAGTGATTATATGAAGAATGTCATTTTATCAAAAAACTTTTTCAAAATGAAAGTCTCTTTAAGACAGAAGATTACTAATAGCGTATTTGTTGCTACACTATGTATTAAAGAAGAACTATTTTTTAAATTATATAGACAGTGTTGTTCCCTTTCTGGTGAAATACTACAGCAAGTAGATGAAATCATTAGAATACAGCAAATAGATGAAATCCTTAAAATAATTTCAAATGACGAATATTTATAGGAAAGATTTTTTCTAAAAAATTATTAAAGAGATATATGATGGACATTGACATTAAAAGATCTTTTTATGTTTACTCCGTAGCAGAATTTGCAGTGGAAAAAAATGCATGGATGTTGTATCATTATATGTATATGGCAATCTCTTTAGAGGAGGTTAAGACTTCTTATAACCAGTCAGGAGAGAAAGTAATTATTTCTTATTACAATCCTGAAAAATTTAAAAACTCTTGTGCTGAACTTACAAATTATGTTAATAGGAGAAAAAAATAAATGCAAGAAATTAATTTATTGGAAGCTTATCAGGCTATTATGTCTGGTAAAATAGTTAAAAGAACTACATACTTTCGAAAAGGTCAATACTATTATAAAAAAATGTTTACTGAAGCAGGAATACTTACAATCATATGTTCAACAACAGAAGATTTTAGAGAATATATTACAACAACTGAATTCGATAATTGCGATTCAAGTTATTCAATTGTTGAAAATGAAGTTGAAGACAAAATAATACATTTATCTCGATTAATGAGATTTTCTCAAGAATCATTAAACATAATGAGATATACAAAAGCAGACGACATTTTAAAATTACAAGAGTCTGTTAACTGGGCAACATCCCGCATTAAAGAACTGGAGAAATAATATGAAACAAATCGATAAAATACTTGATGATTTGACTAGGTCTATAGATGGAAAAATGGTCATCGAGGAAACTTGGAGTAAAAATGATGCAGAGGCTCTTTGCTTAACTATTTCTTGTTCGCAGGGAGGTATAGCTACTGTTTATGGAAAAGAAATTAATAGCTTAAAATTAAAAGCATTAGCACATATCATTCAGACTGATTCTTGGCTTTCTGAGAAGGTTTTTAAATCTCGAAAACAATTAAACCTTGAAAAATTAATCTTCGAGCCGGTTGAGAAAGAAGAAGAACTTTTGCCGTGTATTTTTTGCGAAAAGAATACAATGATAATTGATGGCACTTGTAATGGTAGTTTTTGGGCTATCTGTCCTACATGCTATTATATAACCCCTTCTCAATATTGTAAGCATCAGCTTTGTATGGAAAAAACATGCTTGAATGAGTCAAAAATAAGAGCCGTTATGAATCACAACGAACTATACCGAAAGCTTCATCCAGAGCAGAAGAATCAGATTGGACAGACTGAAATAGCTGAAAAATTAAAATATGCTGCGCATAACTGGCATCGTTATGCTTTTATAAGTTAATTGGAAGACTAGATAATAGAGTTCTAGACAAAAGATTAGAGGAGCTTCCTATCTTGCCAATCTTCCAATACACCGGGAAAAAAGATTGCGATAGTCAGGAGATTTATTGTGGGAATTTGCTACAAAAACAAATATCTCCGAAAATTAATATAATTGCTAAAATAGTTTGGAGTAAGATATCATGTTGTTATTTTCTTAAGCCACAAAAGGTCCATGATGATATTTATAACCAAAGAAACTATGAAATTTTTTGCTTGCAGGGATGGAAATATATATTCCAGATGCGTATTAATGCAGATTGATTATGAAAATTGACTGGATTAAAATAACCGATAGAAATTCTCTACAGCCACTTCTCTTTGGAGGATAGTAAGAATGGATAATTCTGATAAAAAGGCAATCAAGACAGTAAACGACATTTGTCAATTAGGATTGATTTCAAGCCATTTATGGAT